GACTGCCCACAATTTGAACGGTATTCGGGGAGTGATCCGATATTTATTAGTGTCAATGAGGCATATGATAATTGGGATGAGTGGGTGCCTCAAAACCCGACAGAAGAGTTGTTAAAAAATGCTGTTAATAGTAATGAGCACATGGGAGCCTGATGGTTGGAACTTTGATGATTCTGGAGTAAAACTTCATGTATATAGTGACGATGATTCGGATAGTAGTTCAAGTGGGGAGATATCAGGAGATGATAATCTCTTTACAAATTGTAAAAATAATAAAAAAACTGGGTACAAAAAGATTAAGAAGGAAAATCTATTACCGGAGTGAATAATTTTCCTAACCTATAGTATATTACTCACGATGAAGGCGGCTATGCAAACTGTCACCCTTGTTACTCAGGAGCTCGAGACTCAATCTTTGAACGCGATTGTCGCTGGTTTCTCCTTCGCGGCCGCCATGTCTTGGATGGATGTTGTTAGGTTCATTATTAACCAGGTCATTAAGGTACCCAAGAACGGTGGTGCGCAGTACGGTCTTACCGCCGTGCTCACTACACTGTTGTCCATTGCGGTATACATGATGATCTCTACCGTCTCCAGTCGCGTATCCAAGCCTGCTCAACCAGTCTACGCTATTTCTCGCTAATCGGTTTTCCTTTCATTAGGAAGATAAGCATCATACCTATAAACAGAATGATACCAATATAAATATACACCTCTTGGTTATAAAGAATCTCTTTTTTGATTGGATTCTTTATTTTCTTCGTGCTTTCCTTTTTAGTAACTGTATCTATTGGAACTTTTGTTAAACCTTCAAGTTTGTCAGTTGAACATTTTATCTCGAATTTTAGAACATGATCAGTGTTTCCAACTTCATATGTCGTGAGAACACCGTTATTCATGTATAAAAATTCAATTCCAAGATCTTTGATCATCTTTTGTGGTCCTGAGTGAAATCGGTGTACGAGGGGATCATCAGAACCGTTGAATGTTATACTTGTTGTACCATTAAGAAGGATATGACCGGTATAATGAGGAGTCCCAGTTTGACCACTATCCTGTGGTCTTCCCACATACACAGATTGATTAAGTTCATCGGATCCAGAAGATAACCTAAGAATTAAAGAATTTGGTGAAGGTGATTGAGGTGTAGGAATACGTGCAGACATAAGTCGTATCTCCTCGACGTCATATATGGGATTTTCTAACGTAATGACGTAGTTATTAGATTTGGGATATACACTCGAATCACGCTGATTACTATCGATCGTGAGGTTATGTACCTTCATTAAAATAAGGGGATACTATTTTAATGAATGTTTTCAACAATATATACAATTGATTAACGATAAAGTGAATGTGAAAGTGGGTTATTTTCCAATTGTTTCGCTGCGATATCCAGACGCTTCGTGTTTGGATTCTCAATACCCTTGTATGAATTAAACTGATGGAATGGTTTGTTCTGATATTGTTGTGTCCAACCACCATTCGCGCCATTGACACGTCCATCTATGCGAGTAGTATCACTTCGTACTGATGTAAGAGCACCACCCTGCTTCAGGGCACTTTCACGAACATTCATACGACCAGCGTTACCGATGCGGTTAGGTTTACCACGACGATCTTCTGGGCGGAAACCATATTTCATAAGCTCTTCATTCGTTTTATTTGTAACCTTGTTCGCCACATTCGTGGTGTAAGCACCATGGAAGCTGTGAATACCTGGAGCGGGTTGATTGTTGTATTGATATTGTTCATCATTGCGATCCGCCTTGAATCGTGTGGGATCTTGTGACAATGTTTGACCTGATACCATGCGTTTCGCGCCATTAAATCCTAGACCATCATTACGTAAACCAGTCTCTGAACGATTCGTAGTTCTCTTGGTTCGTTCGTGTTCATTTCTGGGTACAACACCGGTCATCCCCTGGGCTCGACCAGCTACGGTAGGCAATCGAGAAGGTAGATATGCCGTCGTCTCAGGTTTATTGTGAGCAAGTTGACCAACCTTAGCTGATCGACCACCAGATTGGTCGGCGGCGGGGCCAGAACGGCCTGGTAAAGTGGTAAGTCTATATTCACCGACGTTGACTGGGTTGACCCTAAACATTTGCTGATATCCACCGGCGGCTGGTACACTAGAGTTCACACCCAAACCTGGACCAACAAGTTGTTTCTCTACTGGGGAAAGATTATTCATGCGTCCATGATCAAACATACGGTTGCGCATGTTGAGAACCTCCTGTCCACTACTCCGTTGTTGTCGAGTTATATCAGCGAAATTTTCATTTTCTACTTTACTTGGACGTGCAAATCGTGAACCATCGTCAACTCCCTTTGAACTAGGTGATACAGCATCCATACCATCATTATTCGTCACAATGGGTTTATTTTCTGGTTTATATTTTTCAGTTTTAGACAATGTCCTTCCGGCATATACAAGACCTGCCACAGCTAACAGTGAAATAGGATCAGCCATTCTTATTTCTTACTGACATTTTTATTAACATATCTTTTCTGAAACAGTCCATTTTGGACATCGGCGCGGGTACTAGCAGGTTCATATTTAATGGTGCGGAGGGGAACCTTACATTCCATATTGTTTAGGGGAAACAGATTACGTTCATGTGTTTGAACAATCGTTTTGTTGAAACGGGTAGTAGATTGGGGTCTAAGTTGGTCACTCGTCTCAATGAATTCCGCTGGTGCACCTTTACCAGCCATATAGGGTGCCGTACCATACAACATTGTATTGGGACGTGCCCCACTATTCAAGTGGCTGGGCTGAGGGTAAACAAAAACTTCATCAGTAGCTCGGACGGGAGGGAGAGCACCTTTATTATCAACAATGAAGAGACCAGGTTGAAGCTGATATGCCATTTATTATTACATGAGAATATAATCTAACTATACGTTCCTCCACCGCCCCTTACTCGACCCCCACCTCGGAGTCCTCTAACATCTCCATCACTTCCAATTCCCGCGAATGCCTCCAGTTGAACACCTCTCGCATCTGGATTACAGTAAATACCATTACTTTTACACATTGGGGCATTCTTAGCACCATATAACCATTCAGCAAATTTCGTCTGATCGCCTGGAATGTTGGTCACTGGATTACTGACAAACTGGCGCTCGAATGCGTTCTTTTTATGTACCGGGAGTGAAGACTTGGATCTACCCATATCAAATGTGAGTTGATCGCTGCTATATTTTTGAATCATTGGTTGAGCAGTTGCGTAATAACAGGCTTCGAGGCGATTGGGTGCGTCTGTGTAATCGGTCATTAGCACATTCCCGAGTGGGTTTTCTTTTGTGGGTTTTTGACAAACTTCGTATTTTTCTTTCTGGTCATATGGTTCCTTAATAAGTTTTGCTTTATACATGACATATATAACCGATAACATTGTGGCACCAAGGACAAGCATCCGAGGATCTCGACGAATCAAGAACAAAATACATGAGGCATAAATGATAAATCGAGATGCCGCATTAATTCTCTCTTCTGGTGTCTGTTTACTTGTCGGCCAGAAGTCTAGAAAATTTTTATTTTTGACGAGTTGTTTAGGATCTTCGAACCAAACTTTCATTTAATATAGATGAGGTTTATTTTTTGGGGAGGTTGCCAAGCATTCCAGTCATACTTCCCATCATTTTCATGAGAGCATCCTGATTAATTTCACCATCTTCACCGGATTGCATCTTTGTAGCACACTCCTTAGCCATCGCCTCGATTGCATTGAGAGTATCTTCGGGAACTGACTGAATAGTTGTACCGAGAATGTACAGTGTCTGGAGGTACTGCCAAACCGCATCCTTCGTACCTTCACCCATACGCTTCCAAAGTTTGATAATATTAAGTTCCGCGAGGAATTCAATATCACTCGAGTGTACGAGAATAAACACTTCATCTTTGGAGGAAATACTATCAGCGTAAGGGGATACACTTTTCATGAAACTATCGACAAGGAGTTTGGGACTTGTACTTTTAATAAGGTCGAACGATGTCAACATCTTCTTGATACTTTTTTCCTCTGGAAAGGTCTTGTGCAATTCCACAAGAAATTGACCCATCATATCACTAAACGCAGTAATGGACGCCATTTTCTTAATAGTACAGTATAATCTTTAAGTTAGAAAGGATCGTCGGAAATAATCTCTTTTTGACCAATGCCATTGAGTACAATCGCGTACACGAGAATTGCAACAAGTACAGCTGGTTTAGTATATTGATTCATTTCCAATTTACCTTCATTATTTAAATACGCTTTGGCGTGAATGTACCCAGCAGTTATCATACCAGCAATAAGGCCTGCGTATACTGGGTCGCGTAAATACTCTGAGAGTTCCATTTAATTATAACCAACTTTTTTTGTGTGATAGTCTGGTGCATCACCAAAAAGTACATCATCCTCCTGCTGATGTTCTTGTCCTACTTCAGACTGTTGCACACCCGGTTCCTGTCCCATGTCAGGAGATTGAACCCCTGGTACAGTTTTAAACTCATTCGATTCCATTGTAGGTATCTCTTCCTGTTGTTCTTCTGGTGACATCATCGATTCCGGTTCAAGTTCAGGCATGGGTTCAGGTATGGGTTCATCACCCCCTTCGAAGATGTCTGGGTCTTCACTATCTTCAACGTCACCATCTAAATCTATATCCCTCGAATCTTGTGACATGTACGTTTGTAAGATCTGTTGAATAGGGATCAATTCTTTTATAGAATTCTCAATAGCTGTACAGAAACGAGTTGTCAGCTTTACGTCACGGTGATAAATACTCTGATCTTCGTGGAATACGTATGGATCTCTATAAAGGTCTTTCGCAATGTTATTGTAGCAGGTCTGAATAAAAATTTCATTGGTTGGTAATTTTAAAGAAATCTTTTTGTTATCCGCCTTGAGACGAACCGCCGATAGAATCTTTGTACACGCGACAAATACAGCAGCTAATAGGTCACTAAACCAAGCACATGTGTTAGCAATACTGTCTGCGTGTTGTTTCGACATGGCATTAGACCAATTTGGAACTTCTTTGAGAAGCTTTTGAAACATGACAAGAACCTGCCGTCCATTGGAAAGCTTATTTGCTTCATCATATATATCGTTAAAAACGTCAATCATAGGTGGACACATGATGAGACATAACTGTCCCATGTATTCGCGTTTTGCTTCAGTCAAAATGCTTAAATTATCCATTTATGATTAAGTAGGTTTTTAAATTTAATATTTACTACGCACCATTCCCCCTGTATTTGTTAGCCATCTTCTTCAGGTTCATTAGATTAGGGAATTCTATATCTTCATTTTCAACTTCACGTTCCTTTTTCTTCTTGGAAATGTTCCATGAAACATAAATATCGTAATCACTAACAAGTTGTGCAATAAATCCACTAAGTTCAAATTGTCTCGTGAGGTAGCGCGCAGCCGTATTTCTATCAAATACAGGATATCCTATTAATATTACAGGTACCGTTAAAAACACCTGTTTATGACCAAGTTCAACACATTGTTTAATTTTGGATGAAAATTGATCATATATTTTCGTGTAAATTTCCTTTTTAATCCTTCTCTTTTTGTCATCAATTTCTATAATATCATTGATGTTGATCATTACAATTACATCAACTTATTTTTTATCAAATCTAACTCACTGATATTTGGGATAGCACCTTCTTTGACGAGTTTGTAATCGACAAATTCTTTACCTGCTGACCCTTTTGTGTATACTTTGATATCACTATTCGATTGATCATCGAGTGGTTGTGAGCGAAGAGAGATTATTTTAGTTTTGTCACCTACAACCTCGAATGTTGCCACGACGACAAACCCAAATGCGAACCCACCGTTACGAATAACAGTAAAGGTACACTCATAGAGACTACTCTGAGAACTCTGGTATACTTTTATAGACTGTGTTTCAATGATGTATGTAGAAAACTTAAGTCGTTTATACAATTCTTTATTCGTTCCGATAACGAATTTTTCCATCATATCATTATCGACATTCCCTTCTACTAGAGAAAATCCAGATAAGTCTGGTCTGGGATCATTTAGTTTCACATAATTTACGGGCTTCTTGTATCCTGAGAAGCCAAACGTTTCCGTATAATTTTCACGCTTCATCACACAAAGGATAACCAGAACAACCAAAATTCCGATGACAATTTTAAGTAAATGCATCTTTACTATAATGCGTTAATTTTTTTTTACAAAATACCCTATAGATAGTAGATGTCTCTACTGATATATAGCCCAAGATGTAAACACTCGATGGATCTCGTCCAGTATATTAATGGTCAGTCCCAATTGAAACAATTAGTACATTACCATAATGTGAATACACAGGGTATACCTAATCAGTACAAGACGAAACTTAAACGAGTACCCACGATGCTTACGAAGAATGGTAAAATTCTTGTTGGAAACGAAATAAAAAATTGGCTTGATTCATTGTTACCTAAAAAGGATATTGATCATGCTGGGTTTGGTGGTGATATATGTTCAATGACTCCTCTTGATGGAGCTGGAAGGGATTCAAATATGTTTTATCTCGATAACTATGGTCAATCACTTCAACCAGCAATGACCAAAGAACTTGAAGAGAAGATTGGTCGCGATGTATCAAAAGGTGAAGCGTATACAGATTTAAAGATGTAATCCATGGTTTAAATAGCCATGAAACTTGTTTCTATACAAGCATCGGCATTTAAGTCGACGTTTGAAGTTCTCAAGGACATCCTTAATGATGTTAATATATACTTTAGACCACAGGGTATGTATATAGTTACATTAGACACCGCTCGTACATCTCTTATTGATATGCATTTGGCAGCAGACAACTTTGAGGAATATCATTGTGACCAGGAGGAGATTATAGCCGGTATAAATATTTCAAATACATTCAAACTTTTAAAGACTATCACAAATAATGATGTTATCAAACTTGAAATCAACTCGAAAGAGTATATGGATATCGAAATTACGAGTGAATCTAAAAAAACAAGTACCAAATTTCAACTGAAACTTCTTGATATTAATGAAAACCGAATTGAAGTACCTAATGTAATGATGTCTACAATCACCACGTTGCCATCCGCAGACTTTCAAAGACTGTGTCGCGATATGTCTAATATTGGATCGGAAATTGAAATTAAACGAGAAAATACATTACTTCATTTGACATGTAATGGAGACTTTGCAAATCAGGAAACTTCCATCGAGTGTCCAGAAGATAGTCCCACTATTACAGGATTATATAGTTTGAAATATTTGAATATCTTTACAAAGGCGACGAGTATGTGTGCGTCTGTGCAAATTATACAAGAAACGGGAAATAGATTTTT